TATAACGTAAATGGTTTTGGAGCAGATTATACTAGGGTAGAGTACTATGAGGCCTCTGGTGGTACTACAACTACTGATGGTGACTATAAGTACCATACTTTTACAGGTTCAGGAACATTTACTATTAGCGTTGAGGGCAATTCTGCGGGCGGAACTATTGATTACATGGTAACGGCTGGTGGCGGCGGTTCTGGTATTGACAACTCTGGCGGAGGCGGTGCGGGTGGTATGGTTCGTGTAACAGGTGCTACTAAATCTGCTGCTTCGTATAGTATAGTAATTGGTGCGGGTGGTGCGGGTGCAATAAACGATGACTCTAGCGGAGGGTCGAACGGGGCAAACTCTACTGGATTAGGGTCAACAGCAACAGGAGGCGGACACGGTTCTAATTGGAATGGCATTGCAGGTGGTAATGGTGGTTCAGGTGGTGGTTCTTCCCTTAGTAATAATAATCCAGGAGATGGTACTTCTGGACAAGGTAATGACGGTGGTACGGCGGCTAATGATGGTGCGCCTGGTGGCGGCGGTGGAGCAGGAGAAGCAGGAAATACGGATCGTCAAAGTGACGGCGGTGACGGTGTAGAATGGTTAAACGGCACTTTTTATGCGGGCGGTGGCGGAGCTGGCGCGGAAGGATTAGCGTACACACCATCTGGTGGAGATGGCGGCGGTGGTACGGGTACTAATGCAAGAGGTACATATGGTAGTTCTACAGACGGGACTGCAAATACTGGAGGCGGAGCTGGAGGGGTACGGTTGCACCGAGGAAACAACGGTCGAAGCGGTGGATCTGGCATAGTTATAATTAGATATAAATATCAGAATTAGGAATTGAATGGCGCATTTTGCAAAAATAGAAGACAATTTAGTAACACAAGTAATTGTTGTTGATAATAGTGATATTCTTGATGAGTCAAACAATGAATCAGAAGCATTGGGTATTAAAATATGTCAAGATTTGTTAGGTGGTACTTGGGTGCAAACATCTTACAACGGAAATATTCGTAAGAATTATGCGGGCATAGGCTATACTTATGATAGTTCTAGAGATGCCTTTATAGAACCTATTCCCTATCCTTCTTGGGTACTAAATGAAACCACATGTAAATATGAAGCTCCGATAGCGTACCCATCAGATGGCAAGCACTACGGATGGAATGAAGCAACAACTAGTTGGGTTGAAAATTAAACTTTGATGGAGACACTTAATGCCCATACAGAAACTACAGTATAGACCTGGAATCAATAGAGATGTTACTTCGTATACAAATGAGGGCGGCTGGGTAGATAGCGATAAAGTTAGGTTTAGATTTGGTTTTCCTGAAAAAATAGGGGGTTGGGTTAAATACTCAACTAACACTTATCTTGGTTCAGCTCGAAGTTTATTTTCTTGGGTAGCCCTAAGTGGAACTAAGTTTATAGGAATGGGTACTAATATAAAATATTACGTTGTACAGGGTGCTGATTTTAATGATATTACACCTCTTAGAAAAACAACTACAGGCACGGCAACTTTTTCGGTTGCTAATGGTGCGGCTGTAGCCACTGTAACAGACAGTAATAACGGATCAAATGTAGGAGATTTTGTTACTTTTAGCAGTGCAGCTTCTTTAGGGGGAAATATTACAGCAGCCGTTCTTAATCAAGAATTTGAAATACAAACTGTTCCAACTGCTAACACATATACCATAAATTTATCTGCTACGGCAAACGGCAGCGACTCAGGCAATGGCGGCGGAAGTACTGTTGCTAAGTATCAAATTGATTGTGGGCTAGATACTCAAGTTGGTGGTACTGGTTGGGGTGCGGGAACTTGGCAACGAGGAACTTGGGGTTCTGCCGCAGATGTTACTACCGAAACTGAGCTTGCTTTGTGGAACGAAGATAACTTTGGTGAAGATTTACTTTTAAATCTTAGAGATAGTTCAGTTTATTATTGGGATAAAAGTGGGGGTGTATCGGCAAGAGCAGTAAATATTACTTCTTTAGATGGATCTTCAGATGCTCCTACAATATCTAAACAAGTAATGGTGTCAGACAACTCTAGGCATGTAATTTGTTTTGGAGCAAACACAATAGGTACAGCCGTTCAAGATCCACTACTTATACGTTTTTCAAGTTCAGAGTCTTTAACAGATTGGACTCCGACTGCTACTAATACTGCTGGTGATTTAAGAATAGGTAGTGGTTCTAAATTTGTCACTGCCATAGAAACAAAAAGAGAAATTATGATTTTTACTGACACTTCTCTGCAATCTATGCAATTTATAGGGCCGCCTTTTACTTTTGGTATAAACGCATTAGCCACTGGTATTACAATAATGGGTCCAAATGCAGCAGTTGCTGTTGAAGAAGCAGTTTTCTGGATGGGGCAAGATTCTTTTTATACTTATCAAGGTGGTACTAAAGCTTTACCATGTACTGTAAAAGAACAGGTATTTTTTGATTTTAATTATAGTCAAAAAGATAAAGTTTATGCTTCTCACAATAGTGAATTTACAGAAATAACTTGGTTTTATTGTTCTGATACTAACTCAGTTGCTAATGGCGGTAATGGTCAAAACGATAGATATGTTACTTATAATTACGGTGAAGGTGTTTGGTATTACGGAACTTTATCTAGAACAGCATTTATGGATAGAGGCGTAAACCAGTATCCCATTGGGGCGCAAGACGGATACTTATACAATCACGAAATTGGTTATGACGATGACGGTTCCGCTATGACAGCATCTTTAGAGTCTAGTCCAATGGACGTTGGTGAAGGTGAAAGAATGGTATTTATTAATAGAATTATACCAGATTTTACATTTCAAGGGTCTTCTACATCTGGCGCATCTCCTGCGGTAAACATAACTTTAAGTATGCAAGATTATCCTGGTAGTTCTTATGGACAAGCTGAAACAGATACTGTGACTTCTTCTGCAATATCAACAACTACTGTGCCTTTTGAGCAGTTTACAACTAAAGCCGACATTAGATTAAGAGGAAGATCATTTGCTATGAAAGTATCTTCTACTGGTGCGGGCGTTCGTTGGAGGTTGGGAAGCCCTAGAATAAATCTACGCGCAGATGGTAGAAGATAATGAGTACAGTTACCCCATTTCCAAGGCTACCTACGCCTCCTTCTGAAATAAATACTGTATATGTTTCAGATTTAGTTAGAACATTAGAATCTTTTATGGATCAAGTTCAAAACCCTGGAGGTTTAAGGGGAACAGAATTAACATTAACAAACCTACAATCAGGGAATAATGTTGGTTTAGAAACAGGGGCATTGTATGAATTGGAAGGATTTGTTAAGATAACACTAGCCAATGTCCCAGCTTGTTCTGGATTATTGGGAACAGGCGCAATTGGAACAGTAACAGTATCGGTATCATAATGGCTAGAACAGCAAAAGAGGCTCACTCAAGAGTAGACGGTTTAGAACCTAGAGTTACTAAGTTAGAAACTGAAAACCATATACAATTTAAAGAAGTATTCTACCGACTCAAGCGTTTAGAGGCGTTTTTAATAACTGGTTTAAGCGCAACTATTGCTATGTTAGTAAGTATATTTTTTAGAATGGGCTAATATGAGAGTTAAAAAGAAAACTGTTTTAATATGCTTTCTTATAGCCTTTATTATGATTGGTTATTTGTTTTTTGCGGCTATAACACAAGCCGCAGATAGCAATACAGTTTCGAGTACGGTTGTGACAGATAAGTCTGTTCCGACAGCAAGCGCACCCTCTGTTGTAGTAAACAACAATGATGTGTGTAAGTCTGCGGCGGCGGCAAGCGTGCAAACTCAAGTGCTAGGCATAGCCACAGGTATTACTATTACAGATGAGAACTGTGAGAGATTAAAACTTAGTCGTGGTCTTTACGTTATGGGGATGAAAGTAGCGGCGGTTTCTACACTTTGTGGTGATTACCGTATCTTTGATGCAATGTGGATGGCAGGAACTCCCTGCCCGTATATGGGTAAGATTGGAGATGAAGCTAAAACTGCGTGGCTAGGCGAAGGTATGGGAAT